GTTGGCGCCAGGCGCCAGGAGATAGATGGGCGTTGTCATGCGAAGCCTCGTTACGCGTGTTGAACGATCAGCCGACCCGGAACCAGGTCGTCGCTGAGGCGATGTATTCCCATTCGGCGAAGCCGTTGGCCGCGATGGTCGTGAGGGCGCCGGTGAGCGTGTTGCCGTTGCCGCTCATCGTCAGAGTGGTGATCGTCTGCGCACTGGCGATGCGGCAGCGCTGGCGATCGACGGGCACGGCCGGCATGTCGATCGTGCCGGTCGCCAACGTGCCGGAAGGATTGAGGAGCAGCCTCTCGACATTGTTGCCGACGGTGATGCTGAAGCCGGTCGATGGCGTCTGGTAGCTATCTGTCGTCGTCGCAAGCGCGCCGGCAATCTGGTGTTGTCCCGTCGAGGGGATCGTCAAATGGATCGCGCCCGTGCCGTCGGCGAGAATGACAGTATTGGTCAGGCCGGCGGCGAGGCCCGTGACATTGGCGCCGATGATCGTGTTGCCGGAGCCGTAGGTGATGCCGCGGCCGGTGTTATAGCCGATGGCGGTGTTGTTGTTCGTGTTCGGCGTTGCCGTGCCGGTGCCGGAACCTGCGCCCGTTGCTGTGAATACGACGCCGATGGTGTTTGCCGAAGCGCCGATGGACGTGAAGCTCGTCGTCCCGACCGTCAGGATCGTATAGGCGATCCCGGCGACAAACGAACCGGCCGTGACCGCCTGGCCCAGATCGAAGAGCGCGGTTGCACCGGTGGCGCAATTCTGCGACCCGCTCGTGTTGTTGTAGAGGGACTGGTAGGCAATCGCGGTGTTGGCGCTGCCGATCGTGTTTTCGCGGAGAGACTCATAGCCGATTGCGGCATTGTAATTGCCGGTCGTGTTGAACTCTGCGCTGTTGCCCCCCAGCGCCATGTTCTTGATGCCGGTCGTGGTGCTGAACAGCGAGCCACTGCCGACTCCGACATTCGATGCGCCGCTCGTCAGTCCGTTCAGGCTGGACGGTCCAATTCCGACGTTGCCGGTTCCCGTGGTGCTCCCGTTGAAGACAGATGTGCCCAGCGCCAAATTGCCTGAAACGCCACCGCCGCCGACGCCGACATCGAGTCCATTGACCGTCAGGTCGTCGTTGAAAATCGTCGCGCCCGTCACCGTGCCGCCCGCCAGCGGCAGATAAGCGCCGCTCAGCGACGGAATGTCCGCTGCCACGAGGCTTCGGAAAGTCGGAGCAGCCGCGCTTCCCGATGACGGCCCTGCAAGCACGAGATTCGCATTCTGCGTCGCGAGCGCGCCAGTCAGCGTCCCTGAGCCTGTTACCGGCGAGCCCGAGACGTTGAAGATCGCCGGCAGGCTCAGCCCGACGCTCGTCACGGTTCCGGTATGAACCGCCGAAATGACGCCGGCCGAAATCGAGATCGTGCTTCCATCCGCCTCGACGATGCCAAAGGCAGACGTCGTCGCCGTTGGGAGCTGCGCCGCCGCCGCGACCCCGCCGATATTCGAGAACGTCGGTTGCGCCGACGTGAAGCCGTCCGACTTGCTGTAGCTCGTGAGAAACTGATTGCTCGGTGCGCTGTAGGGAATTTGCGTGGTGACGGTCGACCACCGAGAAATCCCATCGGACTCCAGGATGGCCGTCGCATAGGCGGCATTGAGCAAAACGCTCGTGCCGCCCTCGATAGTATCGGCACCCGCACGCTGCAGCGTCAGCGTGTTCGTCGCGCCGATCGCGCCATACATGTCGAGGACGTAAATCCATTGTGCTGCCGCCACAGATGAGGCCGCAGGGAGCGTCCATGTGCGGGGCGCCGAAAACGCCGCCGTGATAGTCGCCACGGTGCGATCCGTGGCAAGCATGGTGTAGTTGGCGTTGTTGACGCCGGTATAACCCATGAGTCCGAGAGCTGTGGCGCTCGGAATGTCGCCTGCAACGAGCGCGCGGAATGTGGGTGCTGCGGGGGAGCCGGAGGAAGGCCCGCCAAAGAACAAGTTCGCGCTCTGATTGTTGTCCGAGATCGCGATCGTCCCGGACGCCGTAACGGGCGACCCCGCGACGCTCTGGCGCGACGGCACCGTCAATCCGACGCTCGTAACGGTTCCCGAACCGGCCCCCGACAAAGGCATGTCTGCGCTCGTCAGAGCGCGGAATGTCGGCGCCGCATTGGCGCCCGACGCCGGACCGGCAAGGAACGCATTCTTCGCCTGGGCGAGCAGTGCCGGCGCGAGCGTGCCGGACAAGGTGATCGGTGAGCCGGACACGGTTGTATTGAACACCGTGCCGTCGCCCGTCATGGCGACGCTATTGACGGTTCCGATACCGGAAGCATTCGACGTGCAATTGACACCGGAAGTATGTGTCGAGCTGCCGACCGAGTTCGCCGCGGTCAGGAAATATGTATGGGCCGCCCCATTGCCGATACCGGAATGGGTGAACGCCAGCGCGTCGCCGCCATAGATGACGGCCGCACTGGAGAACGGCTGCGAAAGCCCCGGAGCCGCAAAAAGCGTGTAGGACGTGACGTTGTCGGTTACGGGGTTGGCGCTCCAGGAAAGATCGTTCTGGCCGTTGCCGGGTGTCGCTGCAAGCCCTGTGGGGATGCTGGGGGTTCCACCCGTTCCGGTCCCGAATCCCGCGCCGTTGGGCGTGTATTTGTAGGTCGTGACGGTTGAAAGATCCTCGGCCGCATTGCCGAAAATGTTGAAGGACTGGAACTGCAGATAAAGCGGCTGGCCGATATATTGCGGCGGCAGCTGATATCGCAGCGTGCTGCCGAGGCGCCCGGTGGTATCGAAGAGCGTGAACTGATCGCCGGCGGAATGGGCGATGCCGCTTGTGCCGTAAAGCCCGCGCTCGAGATAACTCAGATCCGCCGCATGGGTGCCCGTGACCGCGACCGCGCCGAAGGCGAGCAGTTCTCCGGCTGCGTTCAGCACCTGATCGCCGCCCGAACTCGTGGGCTGCGGCGATATCCAGGCGAGCGAGGTGGCGTTCTGCGCATTGACCGCGGCGACTGCGGGCCACACGCCCAGGCTTTCCGTCGCATCGACGGCAAGCGTGTCGGTCGTGTCCGGATTTGTCCCCGCGAAGGCGGCGAGCGACGCCGTCAACACGCCCTGCAGCGCCGGCGCCGTCAGTGTGCCTATTTGCGAGAAATTGGTGCCGTCGAGCGACAGGAAGACGTTTGCGCCGCCCCAGTTCGCGTTGCCCGATGCCCCGATCAGGACGAGCGATTGCCCCTGCGCAAAGGCGGACGACGGCTCGCAGAGCGCCGGCGTGTTGACCGGGCCCGGGTCGACATTGGTGTCGACGGTCGTCGCGGTTACCGCCGGCGGCGTATTGGTCGTGAAATAGGTGCCGATACCGGCGGGCAATTCCTCGGCCAGGAACGAGAGCACGCCGTTGTCGTCTTCGTCGACAGTGCGGATGCGCACGGGAAATTCGTCGAGGCCGATATTCGGCTCCGTCAGGGTGACGATCGAACCGGGCAAAAGGCGAATATAGCGATACGACAATTTGAATTTGTAGGTATTGCGCACATAGGCGGCGCGCTTGCCGATCAATTGCGCGCAGATCGCGCCCACGGCCGGATTGCAGACTTCGTCGGCCTGCGTCGAGGAATTGTCGCGCAGGCCGTAGCGCGCGACGAGTTGCTGGTCCTTGTATTCGACCGGGCTCGAGACGTAACCGCGCGTGCGGTCGCAGATTTCCAGCACCGTGCGATTGTAACAGTCTGCCGGGTCCTGCCGATCCACTTCGACGGGCGCCGCACCCCTGTCGGCCAGAAAATCGTCGAAGCCGAGATTGTAGGCCGCTGCCAGATCGGGCGTGTAGGAATAGCCGTTGGCCGAGAGCGCGGAATCGCCGAGACAGACGAACTGCACCTGCGTGCCGGACCAATAGATCCAGGTGTTGGCGAGCGTGGCCCAGCGATCGAGAATCTCGGTCGCCTTTTCCTGGCTCGTGAGGCAGGGCGAGAAATAAAGCCCCTGCGCCGCCTGATAGGCGCGAACTACCGTCATGTCCGCAATGTCGCCGGCACCGAAGCCCATGCCGTAGATCGTGCTCGTGAGAAAATCCGCAATCGCGTCCGCGAGCGAAATGTCCGTGCCCGCCGTGTTGGCGCCCGTCGTGGGATTGGTCCAGCCGGCTGCAACCAGCGTGTTGGCGAAGCCCATCAGCCGCTGCATTTCGAAGGCATAGTCGGGAACCGAGGCGCTCTCGCCGAGATTCATGTTCGACGAGGCGACGTAGGCCGTGTTCATGTAGGCGAGCGCCTGGCCCGGATAGTGCGCCGTCAAGTACGACCACACGGGTTGCGAAGCCGTGCCGGTGACGAAGGTGAGGCCCAGCGCGGCCAGCGTCGTGGTGGTCGTCGTCGAAGACGGTCCCCAGACGTTCAGGGGCGTCGCCATCACGCCCTGGCCGAGCGCCAGGATGACGGCCGCCGAATAGGTGTAACCGGTCGTCTTGCCGCCGCCCTTGCCGGCGCCTTCCTTGTGCGACTGGAAATCGTTGTACCAGATGCAATTCGGCGAGATGCGACGCTGGCCCCAGAAGAGCGTGCGCGGAATATCGAGCTGCGAGGTCGAAACCTGCAGACTCGAATATTTGATGATGTTCCTGGTGTTGGTTCCACCGCCGCCGACGAGTGCGCCCATGCCTTAAAATCCTGTCATGGCCCGTGAGGGCTAGTCAGCTCGAAAACACGTCGTAAAATCGCACCGGCCGCGGCACTTCGCGGCCGCGCATCGGCGCAAAACGCAAAGGGTGCTCGTCGAGCCGCGAGACGAGGCACGCCCGCGCCGGCGCGTAGGCGTGCACCACTTCCTCGCTGTTGATCAGGATCGCGCCATGCGAAAAGCAGCGGCCGAACTGCCAGATGACGATGTCGCCGGGACGAGGCTGGTCCACGCGCTTACCGCCCAACCGGTCTTCCACCCAGCCGAGAAAACGTTGTTCGCTCGAATGGAGCATGTGCAGGGGCGAATAGGGCCTCGGATCGAAGGGCGCCAGACGCCCCGTATCGACATAGCAGCGCACCAGCAGCATCGCGCAATCGACCGCGCCGTCCGGTCCCTTCACATCGCCGCAATCGACGAACGGCGTGCCGATCCACGACAACGCCTCGCGCACGATCGCCGCGCGACCGGCGGCTTCGGCTTCCGAGGCGAAGGTCCAGACTTCTTCGCCGCGCGGCGATACAACGCTCACGGTGGCGCCGATGACGCGCATGCAGTGATGCCTCAACTGGGACCGCCGGCGTCCCGCCGGCATGGCCAGTGAAATTGAAACACAGGCCGGCAAGATGGTCGGGTCGAACGCCCGACCACATGTGCCGGCGGTCCCAGCAGTCTAATACGTCGTATCCGGCGGGGGCACGAAGTCGTAGGCGTCGCGGTGCTGGGCGTTGTTGTAGACGTTGGTGCAGGTCGAGAGCGTCTTGTCGCAGCCCTGGATCGCCTGGAAGGCATCGCCCGCGTTCGGGATTTCGTAGAGCGGATAGGCGAGATTGAGGCCGCTCGTGTTGCCGTTCATGATGGTGCGACTCTGGCCGGAGCACGGGCCGCTCGAAAAGGTGATCTCGCCATTCGCATAGAGCGCGTAGTTCGCGGGCGCCGTGCCGTTCCACGGAATGAAGCTCTGGGTGACGCCGCTCGCGCCCACAATGTAGCCCGCCGTATAAGCCGCGGCGTTAAGCGTGCAGTTCGAATCGCAGAAATTGTGACTGCAGCCGATCTGATAAACGTTTCGCGGTGCGTATTGGTCGAGGAGGTTGTTCTTGCCCTTGCAGGTGACGGTGACTTTCGATCCCGTGATCGTGATGCCGGCCACCACGCCGCCGAACAGCGCGATCGCGCCCAAAGTCGCCGTGTTGCCGGGCGCCTCCATATAGGCGCGGCTGAGCAGCATCGAGGCGCCGTCGAACAACCCGTTGTGGATCTGTTGCTTGATCTGCGCCCCGCCGTTGAATTCGCCATTGCCCGCGCGAAGGATCACATCGAGCGAGGGCACCTCCATGGTGTTCGCCACGTTCCATTTCGAACGCGTGAGCCACGGCGCCTGCGAAACATAGGTCTCGCCGCCATAGCCGAGGTTGCTGTCGAACGAGGTCCAGAAGAAATTGGTCGCGCCGTCGATCAGGGTGAACTGAAAGAGATCGGCCGACCACAGCCGGACGCCGCCCGCAAGTGCGGAGGCCAGGGCGGGAGAACAGGTACGGAGGATCGACATGTGGGTCCTCGCTCGTTGAGGAATATTTTAACGCAGAGGTCGCCAAGGACTCGCAAAGATCGCAAAGGGAATTTCGTGCGCGCCAGCGCACAACCCATTATTTCCGGACATCGTAATCTCTGCGCGCCTTGCGCGCGGGATTCCTTGGCGCCCTCCGCGCATCCTTCGCGTCCTTTGCGTTGAATCTTTTTTCTACGCCCCAGCCCTGCAGCTTTTTATCGACACCTTCTGCAGCATCCATAGACGGTTCGCGAATTTCTCGAAGCTGTTCGCGTTGTCGGCGAATTTGCAGTAGTAGAAATAGCTGAAATCCATATAGATCGGCGTGCCGCCGGGCGGCGCGCTGGCGAAGGCGATGGTCTGCTCGAGCGGCGCGCTCGTATCGAGCGAATAGAGCGACGAAGCCTGGATCGTATTGCCGAGGCGCACTGTGATCGGCTGCGTCGTATCGATCTGGCCGACGGGTTCGCTCGCAAAGAAACCGTTCGCCCCGAAGCTGCGCGCGATCGGTCCGAACGTCGTCGTCGCACCGTCTCCCGTCCCGATCTGCTGCGCCGCGACAAAGCAATCGTCGACATTGCGGAACAGGAACCGCCCCACCGCGCCGCCGAGCTGCAGCCAGAATCCCATCAGCGTCTTGAATTCGAGGCTCTGGTTCGCCGGCCCACGCCAGCTGCGCAGGAAATTGTAGGTCAGCTCGAAATTGTGGATCGGGTATTGCGCGAGTGCCACATCGATATCGGCGCCCGAAGCCGTCGTCTCGGTCGCCATGTTCAGGAATTCCGGCGACCAGGCCGCGGAGAAGCCGAGGCCTTTCAGAAGAGTTTTATCTGGATAGATGGGCAGCGTCATCCTTCGGGGCTCCCTCCGCTTCGCTTCGCTCGCACCTCAGGATGACGCCGGC